TTCAAGGTTTCTGGCGTTGTGCGCGCCGTAGCCGTCGAAGCCAATGGCGTCGAAATCATCCATATTGGCGAATTCAAAGGGGCATTTCAAAACGATAAGCTCAAAGGCGCAGGCCTAGGCGCAGGCCTAGGCGTGGGGCGCGCGTGATGGAACAAGGGAAAGTTGGCACTATAAAGAAACTTGGCGGGCGAAAGCCATATGAGCCAACCGACAAGGACCGCAAGCAGGTTCTCGCCATGTCAGGCATCGGCCTAACGCACGATCAAATCGCAAAAATCATGGGCATCTCCGACGAGACGCTCCGCAAATATTATCCGGATGAACTCGACACCGGCGTGTCCCGCATGAACGCAATGGTCGGACAAAACCTATACAGCATCGCAACCAGCCAAGGCCAAGGTTCAGTCGCTGCCGCAATCTTTTGGATGAAAACGCGCGCTAAATGGCGCGAAACGGATCGCACCGAAATAACCGGCGCAAACGGCGGCGCTATTCAAATAGAATCGCAAACGATCGACGCTTCAAAGCTGGACGCCAGCCAGCGCCAGGTTTTGCGCGAAGCCCTCATCGCAGCCAAGGACAAAATGGCCGATGTTGATTGAGGCGCCCGCAATCATTCACATGGACGGCATGGCGATCAACGCCAATAGCTCCCTGCTGGAGCTGGACCGCATGGATTGCGAAGAAAGCCTCTATGAATTTCTGCGGCAATCATGGAAGTGGATGGACCCAACACCGTTCGTTGACGGCTGGGCACTCGAAGCAGTCGCAGACCATCTGCAGGCCGTGTGCGATGGCTCAATCCGCAGGCTGATTATTAACATCCCGCCCCGCATGGGCAAAAGCACAATTACCAGCGCGGCATTCCCGGCATGGGTATGGGCGCAACGCAATTCGTCGCCAACCAGCGGCCCGTCCGTGCAATTCCTGCACGCGTCATACGCGCAGCAACTGTCGTTGCGTGATAGCGTCAAGTGTCGCCGGCTGATCGAAAGCCCGTGGTATCAATCGTTATGGGGCGACAGGTTTCACCTGCTTGGCGATCAAAACACCAAGTCTCGCTTTGACAACGATCAACGCGGCTCGCGCCTATCAACTTCAGTCGGATCAGCCCTGACCGGCGAAGGCGGGTCTATCATCGTGGTCGATGATCCCAATGCGGCGCAAGAAGCATTCAGCGACGCAACAATTGAATCAACGATTGAATGGTGGGACAGCGCGCTGTCAACGCGCCTTAACGACCCAAAAACTGGTGCATTTGTGGTGATCCAGCAACGCCTTGGCGAGGAAGACTTGACCGGCCACATTCTTTCAAAGGCAGTCGGCGATTGGACGCATTTGTGTTTGCCGATGCGGTTTGAGCCAGAACGATCTGCGGTCACATCGATCGGGTGGCAGGACCCGCGAACTGAAAACGGTGAGTTGCTCTGGCCGGAACGATTTGGAGAAGAAGAAGTCGCCATGCTTGAGCGCCAGCTTGGGCCGTGGTCCGCAGCGGGACAGTTGCAGCAATCTCCCCAGCCCAAAGGCGGCGGTATCTTCAAGCGTGACTGGTGGCAGCTCTGGGAGAGCCCGGATGACAGCTTTCCCCCGATGGAATTCGTTTTGGTAAGCGCTGACACTGCTTACACTCAGGATCAGGCGAACGATCCGACCGGTTGCACCGTCTGGGGCGTATACCGGGAAAAGGGCGCGCCGCGCATCATGCTGCTCAACGCATGGCGCAAGCACCTTGAGCTTCATGGCGTTTATGAGCCGCGCCTGGCCGACGAAACAACGGCAGAATTCAATAAGCGCACGCAACAAAAGTGGGGCTTGATCGAGTGGCTGGCTCATAGCTGTCGTAAGTACAAGGCTAGTCGGCTGATCATCGAAGGAAAAGCGTCCGGCCTGTCTGTTGCGCAGGAAATTCGCCGCCTGCACGGCACAGAGGGCTGGGGCGTTCAGATCGTGCAGCCGACCGGCGACAAGGTATCGAGGGCGCACGCCGTCCAGCCGATATTCTCGCAGTTGCTCGTATCTGCACCAGACAAGGAATGGGCTGAAACAGTCATCAGCGAAATGGAGAGCTTTCCCAAGGGTCGGTACAAAGACCTCACCGATAGCGCCACACAAGCCCTCAAGTTTCTGCGCGAAACCGGCCTGATAGTCCACCGCCACGAGGCCGACTACGAACTCACCGAATCGCTGCGTCACCGTGGCGGCTCATCCCAGCCGCTTTACCAGGTGTAACCGATGGCCGACAATCTTTGGAACCTAGGATCAACCGCCGGCACGCCAGCACCCGCAGGCGAAGATATCGTCATTGAGATCGAGGGCAACGCCGTGTCGCCCGATGGTGGCGTGACCGAACTCGCAGACGGTGGCGTGACAGTCGATCTGTCGCTTGAAGTCGACGACAAGCCGACCGCGCACTTCGATAACCTCGCCTTGAAGATGGACAGCAATGAAATGTCTCGCATTGCAGGCGAGCTAGTGGATGCCATCGAGACCGACGATCAATCCCGCGCCGAGTGGCTATCGACACGAGCGAAGGGCCTAGACCTGCTTGGCATCAAACTCGAAGACGCCAAGGGCGACGTCGGCAGTACCTCGGCACCCGTCGAAGGCATGTCGGTCGTTAGGCATCCGATCCTGCTCGAGGCCGTACTGATGGCGTGGGCCAATGCGCGCGCTGAACTGCTGCCTGCATCCGGCCCGGTAAAGGTGGTCGACACAGGCCAGCGTTCTCCCGAAGGCGACATCCTCGCCGATTGCCTTGAGAAAGACTTCAACACGTATTTGACAGTCAAGGCCAGGGAATATGTTCCGGACACAGACCGAATGCTGTTAATGACCGTGTTCGGCGGCTCAGGTTTTAAGAAGGTTTACGCCGACCCAATGCGGCGCCGCCCTGTGTCTGAATCAATCGACGCAGCCGACCTCATCGTCAACAACGCCACGACCGACCTGCGCAACGCTGGCCGCATTACGCACCGCATCAAGATGCGCCCGGCTATCATGAAGCGCATGAAGTTCCTGGGCGTTTACCGCGATGCTGATCTCACGCCGCCGTCCGTGGAAACCAACGTCGTCGAGCTCAAGGAAGCCAGCATCGAAGGCATCAACATCGAGTCTCAGCGAATCGAAGACCGCGAACACACTCTATATGAATGCTATTGCGAGTTGGATCTAGATCAGTTCGCTCCAAGACAGTTCAAAGGCGAAGGCCTGTTGCTGCCGTTCCGCGTCACGATCGACAAAGACAGCCGAGAAATTCTTGAACTGCGTCGTAACTGGGACGAGGAGGACGAAGACTGTGAGCCACGCACTACGTTCGTACATTATTCCTACGTTCCTGGCTTTGGGTTGTACGGCTGGGGTCTGCTGCATTTGCTCGGCAACAGCGCGGCGGCTCTTACAGCAACTTGGAGAATGGGCCTTGATACGGCCATGTTTGCCAACTTCCCAGGCTTCCTCATCGCCAAGCTCGCCGCCCGCCAGCAAACAAACGAATTGCGCGTGGCCGCCGGGTCGGGCGTGGTGGTCGATACTCAAGGGCTGCCGATCAACCAAGCCGTAATGCCACTGCCGTACAAAGACACGACGCAGGGCCTGCTTGGCATGATGGATAAAATACTCCAATCAGCCCAGCGCGTCGGCGGTGCCACAGAAACAAAGGTCGGCGAAGGCAAACAGGACGCACCCGTCGGCACCACAATCGCCCTGATCGAGCAGGCCACAAAGGTGGAAAGCGCCGTCCACAAAAACCTGCACCAAGCACAGTCCGAAGAATTTCAACTGCTGGCCAACTTGTTCCGCGAAGACCCAGAGTCGTTCTGGCGCGGCAACAAAAAGCCCGCCACCGATTGGGACAAGACGAAGTTCATCGCCGCGATCAATACCTACGGCATTACGCCCGTCGCCGACCCGAACACACCGTCGCACCTGCATCGCCTCATGAAGGCGACCGCCGTCAAGCAACTGCAGGCCGCCAACCCGCAACTGTACGACGCGAAGAACGTCGATCTGCAAGTGCTTAAGATCATGGGCTGGGACAATCCAGAATCGTTGTTTGCACCGCCGCAGGCTCCGGCTTCGGCGCCGCCCGACCCGCGTATGGCCAAGGTTCAAGTCGAAGCCCAGGCCAAAATGGACGAACTTAAAACCAGAGCCGTGCTGGCAATGGCTGATGCACAGGAAAAACAGAAAGACCGCGAACTCAAGCGAGAAATCGCAATGGTTGATCTGGCCCGCACGCTGGCGGTGCATCCTGAAGCGGAGCGTCTCGCTCAACAAACCATCGCAACGCCGTTCCCGGCTCAGCCAAATCAATAGGATCACCCAATGTCACACAAAGAATCTGCCAAGAAATCTCACGCCGACAAGATCGCTCGCATGTGCGGCGGCTACACGAAGAAGTCTAGCGGCGGCAGCACCGTCAAGCCGAAGATCGTCCACCGCAAGCGCGGCGGCAAGGTCATGAAGGCCGAGGGCGGCACTGCCCAGATGCGCCTCGACAAGAAGCCGCGCAAGCATCGTCAGAGTGGCGGTAGCATGCTCGGCACCGGTACTGTAACGGGTCCGAACGGTAAGACTATTATATCGCCGACTGCAACGCGCGCTAGCCCGAACGTTCCGCTTCCCCGCCGTCGTCCGGTTGAAGCCGATATTATGACCGCTGGTGACGCGCGCAAATATATGGAGAGCCGCAAGGAAGGCGGCAAGGTCACCAAGGGCACCTACGTCGGCGGCCACGATAGCAAAGCCGACTTGATCGCCGACAAGCAGCTCATCAAACGCGCCGTTGCGATGCACGACGCGCAGGAACACAAAGGCAACCACACCGACCTTTCCAAGCTCAAGAAAGGTGGCGTCATCCGCAAGGCCGCAGGCGGGCGTCTCGGGTTCAATCCGCGCAGCAAGAAAAAGGCTGGCACCAACGTCAACGTGATCGTCGCCCCGCATTCGGGTGCCGCCCCCGGTATGTCGTCGCTCGCCGCCCCGCCGCCGATGTTGCCGCCCCCGACAGGTGGTGCCCCAATGTCCCCGCCGATGGCCAGTGGCATGCCCGTCGGTATGCCCGGCGGTATGCGCCCCCCGATGCCAGCCGGTATGCCTCCCGGCATGCCAATGCGCAAAAAAGGTGGACGCGTTGAAATCAAAACGGGCACCAAGGCCGAGGGCATGCGCAACGGCACGCAGGTCACCCACTCGCCCGGCAAGAACGACCAGATGGATATCCGCAAGTTTCGCCCGGTTACCTACAAGGCTGGCGGCTCGGTCTATCCGAAGATGAAGTTTGGCGCGGGCTCGGGCGAAGGTCGCCTTGAGAAGGTTGAGAAGTACGGTCGCCAGAAATGAACTCGTTTGATTCGGCAGTAGCCAAAAGATTAGGCCAGTCCATCACCGCCGAAATTGACCGGTGCGTGAACGGGCTTGCCGGTGGCTCGGCTGCCGATTTCACCGAGTACCAAAAGCGCGTTGCCGCCATCACTGCCTATCGTGACGTACTGAACATGCTGACCGAGATCGAACAGGAACTAAAGCAGTGACCACGTTCTTCAAAGGCATATCACGCGACGGTCGCCTGCTGGCTCAAAAGCGGTATGCGGCGGGCGGCGCGCCAGCGTGGCAACGCGCTGAAGGCAAGAACCCCAATGGTGGCCTGAACGAAAAGGGCCGGCGATCGTATCACGAGGAAACCGGCGGGACACTTAAGCGCCCGCAGCCGGAAGGCGGGTCTCGGCGGGATTCATTTTGCGCGAGAATGGAAGGCATGAAGAAGAAACTAACCAGTGCCGCGACGGCTCGCGATCCAAACTCGCGCATAAACAAATCACTCAAAGCATGGAAGTGCTGACATGACCCCGATTGTCGTAACCGTTTCTGACGCCTCCGGTGGCGTGAAATACACCGACTTGGTTCGTTTCGATAGCTGGGCGCTGCCGAACATATCCATTCAGTGCAACGTCACCGGCACTGCTAGCTACACCATCCAGACATCGCTGGACGATCCCAACTCGCCGACCAACCCGGTCGCGTTGAACAGTATGACGTGGATCAACACCAACGACACGTCGGTCGTTGCCGCATCCGCTTCCGCTCAAAGCAACTTCATATTCATCCCGACGTTTGCCCGCGTGAAGCTTAATAGCGGCTCTGGCTCAGTTACGGC